CTGTTTTATATTGCGACACCCAAGCCATCTTTTTGCTCCTAATACTCTATCCAGATGTCTCCGTTATTCCCCTCACCACTCTGCGGTGGTCGGCCCATTACGTAAATTTTTCTTCCCTCTATTAGTTTCGCATTGTCAACGACGCCATCGTTATCTGTATCGTAAACTGCTTTCAACATATCACCCATTCCAGAATGAGTGTGATTAACCAGGGCAAAAGCAGAGGCGTGATGCCCATCAACCTTGTCAACATCTAACTGACCCTCGGTTTTGCCATTGAGTTTTTCGGCGTCATCAACAATGCCGTTGTTGTTTATGTCATAAACCGATTTCAACATATCGCCAGAACCGCCTCCACCGCTCCCTTCTATCTTTTGCCAATTATTAGTAGCATTATCCCATCTATATAACCCCTTGCCTCCTCCAGGATTCCAATTCGTTCCATCGGCATAGACCAGAAACCCGTCTCGCTTCAGTTCATCTGGCGGTTCAGTTTTGCCTGCATCTCTCCAAAGAACAGGCATTATCCACTTTATACAGGCAAGAAGTTCGTCTATCGGTTTCATCTCTAATCCTTCGTCACAGAAATATTCAGAGCGTCACGAGACACCAAAATAGTTGACAATAGCGTTATACCACCTATTGATTTGATACTTAAATTATATGCCAACTTGCAGTTTTTAATATAGCCCCCAGGCGTGTCTGCATAAGCATATACCCTGATATAATCTCCGTTTGCAAATGTAGTAAAAAGATCTGCATATTTAGTAGTTTCAACTTCATTAAATGATAGACTGCCAATAACCTGATCATTTTTATAAATTGTAACATTTATGGAATCGTTTGTGTTTGCTTGGCCCGTAAGATATAATCTGATATTACCAACAGCTTCATTGCACTTAAATTCTTTCAACAGCGTTGGCGTAGTCATGACTACTCGTAGTGAATTTGCTTCATGTCTTATCGTAGAAGACGGTATAGTATCCAGAGCTATATCTGTTCCTCTGCAGGAGATTTCTACATTCACTCTTTGGTTTACAGAGTCGTCGCTTACTGATAGCTCAATGTTATTGCCCTGAATAAAATTTATTGCAGTTCTTTGTCCGACGGCTGAACCCCCTGCCTGGACAGATACTTTCTGGGGGTCAAGAAGCTTCCCGGCCAGTCCTTCTACGCTAATCTCATCATCTCCGCCAGCTTCATGTGTATCAGCGTGTTCGTAAATTTCGTCCTTCTGTTTATACCACGATGTCCCATCGCTAAAAATGTGCATTGTCTTGCCAGCAGAAATTGTCGGATTGCTCTTACCATCTACCGAACCAGAAAGCGTAATCGTCCCAGAACCAATATTCTTTATCCAATAATGCTTTGTATAACCGCTCCCGGCTACAGAACTCGCTGCTGGCAACGTGATTGTAATATTCCCAGAACCCAGCACTATGCTGTGAGAATAATCCAGCGTAAGGTTATTTGTCACGCTGATTATGGCATACTGATTTTTAATCGCAGTCTTTATCTCTCTATCTGAATCATTCAGTTCAGGTAGGTAGGAAGCACCTTCAGCCGGCGTAGAAGTATTAAGCTCTTTAATGTTTTTAGCTGTATAGGGCATTTTATCTCATCCCCCTCGTTGTAATATCAGCCATCAGCTTTGAACTAATCTTCTCAAAGGTGATGGCTAATTTGAAACTTAAAAACCTGTTAGACATAAGCATATGAGCCTCGCCCTTTCTGTTTATCGGGCTAATAGAACTGGATTTTTTCTGCTCCGTAGAATAATACCTGTGTTTTCCAACAACTACTCCTTCATAATCTCCCTCAAAAATCACAAAAAGATTTCTACAGGTCAGGATATTCGGGAAGCTGGAATAGTCGCCTGTTTCTATCTCCGCAAAGAGCTTATCTCCTGTAAAGGAGGCAAAATAGCCATCTTTATCAAGGGCCATTAGCTCTTCCTGTTCTGATATGGTTTTAAGCTGGTCTATCTTTATATATTCGGCGTCAATTAGCTGGCTGCTTAAATCGTCTATGCTTTGCGGTTCAGAAAATCCCGACATCAGATATTTGTGTTCAAGCTCAACCAAAGTGAATATATCGTATATCGGGCTATAAACTAAAATGTAATAATAATTAGGCGATGATACAGGCCTAATGCTCCAGAAAATCAGCTTATTTTCTCTGTCATAAATCCCTTTTACAGATAACGGGTTTGAAGAATCTGCCATTCTTATAGCGGTTTCTTTGACACGGCCCACGCTGATGTCCTGAAGCCCGCTATCAGAAAGTCTGTAAATCCCATCTGAAGCACAGAAATATATCGCGTCGCCCAAACTTACCAGGCTCTTCGGATAATATAAGCCTATGTTTTTTATGGCATTGGGATAGAAAAAATATGTATATATTCCCCCGCTATATTCACCCAGCGTGATAGACTTTTCGGTAAAAATCGCTATCTTATTGCCATATTGAGCAATGCCGTTAATCTCGCCCTCTATATCAGGAAAATCCTGAAAATCAGCTCCAGTAGTAAGATTTTCAGCCCAATTAAATATATTTTCTCTTGCAGACCATCTTATTCTTTTCGGATAAGGAGTAGAGCCTTCATAGATATTGGCTGCGATTAAATGGCCCTTAAAGAATAGCAAATACTTACACTGCGGAGCTTCAGTAGAAAGCTGCTGAAAGCCTGCCTGTTCATTTACCAAATCAAGATACATTATAGGATCTGAATAATTTGTCGCTATTAAATAATCACCATAGCTAATTGCCGAAACATAATCTGGTTCACTGGTGAATATCGGAAATTCGGTAATTCCGTTTTTGCTAAACTTATAAGCCTTTTTACCAGCAAACAAAAAATTTCGTCTTATTAGGTCTGAACCTTCAATGGAAATAGCGTTATATGGAGTGTCCGCAATAATGTTCGGTAAAAATGCTTTTAGCCCATTTATAGATCGGTAGCCACCGACACCTGGAAGGATATTTTTTGCTGTATAAAGCCCGCCAACACCAGCAATCTCGGTCGGCTTTAAGTCAGGCAGCCAGCCTTTGGAAATATCTAATTCCACTTTACAGCCCCCTTATACATCTACGCCTCTCCTTATGACCAGTGGATATGGGAATTCTTTATCAACATCTGCCCTTATAAGTCCAAGCAGGGCTTCGTTATAGAAAGCTCGCCAGACTTCCAGACGTGAATCGTTCATAAGAAATGGCTCTGCCTGTAATAGCGAGCCGTAGAGTAATAAGGGGGTTGCCCTGTCTATCAAAAAATGTGAGTCCCCGTCATTTTCTAACGCTTTAGAAAAAGCATAATAACGGAGTTTATATTTTAGTTTGCCGTCTTCAAATTGTGGATATAACTTAATATCGCTCTTATCCACAAAAAAATAGATAAAATCTTTATAGGTGGTGTCGTTTGGCTGGACATCTGGCCCAGCTATCAGTTTGTCATAATAATACTGACTATCAACAGGATAAGTAGTGTAATAGTCATTTTCGTCATCAGCTTCATAAATAAGCAGCCTTGATACCGCCTTGAAATCAGTTGGCTGGGTTATAGCACTCCTCACCACATTGCCAGAGGTCTCTTTCAACATGTAGTTGAAATTGTATTGCTTTTCTAATAGCGTAATGGCAGCATTGACAAAACCATCTAAATAGCTATCAAGGTCATCTCGGTTAAGATAGCCCTTTAGCCAGGACTTAAACGCCCCATAATTCATTCATGTATCCTTTTGTGAAGAAATAAAGCATTTTTAGAGTTAAAATCCTTCCCGCAAACCTCGCAGACAAACTTTCCCTCTTCATTTTGCTGAATTTCAGGTGCTTTAACTTCTTCTACCTTTGTCATCGGCTCTAATACTTTGACCATATACCGGTATATTTTTTCTTCACTGATAACGCCATTAATTTTTCTGGTCTTAATTATAACAGAGCTATTCAGGACATTTATGGCTTCTTCTGGAAGGTCCACCACCTCACCGCATTTTCCACGATAGAACTCGCCGTTAACCCCACAAAAGAATTCGCTTTCAACTCCTGGTTCAGTAGCACGGTTTTCCAGGTTATAAACTATACATTTCATGTTTTCCTCCTCAATTTATTCGGGTCTGGGGGAGGGGAAGGGGGTTTCCCTCCCCCTTTACCCGTTTACCTGCTCATTATTCAGAGCAAGCACACTCAATTCTCAACATAAAACTATCATTCAGAATCTTGGCCGTAGTCCAGGCTTTCCAGCCAGAGGTCGCCCTCTGGTCAAGCGGGTCAGCACTACCAGCAGAACCAAAAGGCTTCACGATGAACTTCAGTCCTTCGCCCTGGAGGTCAGTAATGCCGTAAGCGTTCTGGCCCAGGATAAGAATACAATAGACATCTTCTTTAGATCCGCTGGTGCTGCGGTGACCGCTAACCTTGTTTGCTCCAGCATCAGGCCAATATTTAGCCTGGGTGGAAGAGACGAACCGGATGTTCTCGTAAGCACCGATTTCGCCATCAATAGCAGATTCGGGCTTCGGATACTTCTGGACAGGAATCCAGCCGGGTATGTCCTTCAGGTCTTTCCACAAGTGCGGGTGAACAATAGCCCAAAAAGCTGCCGGAATTGGCGTGGTATTATGCCTGTCAGTGCCAGCAATGACTGAAGTGAATGGTTTGGCGTTAGCAGCATTCAGAGTAACAATAGCCTTGTCCAGAATAGCAGCGGAAATCAGCGTATTAATAGCCGTTCGTGCAGCACCATTGGAGTAAATCACATTAGTTCCAGCGACCAGAACATCCCTGTAAATAATATCAAGGCTCTGGCCAGCCTGCTCACCAAGAAGTTCGGCAGCTTCAGTCAGAACAGGCTCAACATTCACCAGGCTTACTTTATCGGTGATGGTCACATAATCACCATATTCAGCGATAGTAGCAGTAATGTCAGTCTTGGAAAGCTGCTGACCATTAGGGGTAGTTCCTTCAGTTAAGGGTGTAGTGTTGGGCGTCAAAGCATTATATCTTCGGAACTTAATCGTGTCAGAGTTATTTTTAGGTAGTGGCCTCCGCTGTCCGAATTTGTCGTGAACCAGAAGAGGCAAAGCTCTTTCAAGCAACAACCTATCATAAAATTCGGACACAGCAGAAGGGATTTGAGTGGTAGTAGTAACATTAGGCATTGTTTACCTCACTTATTGAATTTTACTTTGTTAACAAGCCTGTCAAATTCATCCTTTGATAATTTCCAAACAGAAGAACGACTGCCCAGCATATTTTCCGACTCGCCAACCGAACTCGTCCCCGGCTTCAAGACTTTGGGCGGGTTCTGTTTGACCTCTTTCCGCTGAATCATCTTGTCCATATTAGACAGCTTAAAAGCACGATTAACAGCCAGGGTGAGCTTTGCAGCCAAAGGCCCAGTTATTGACGGGTCTGTAAGAGCTGTAATTTCTTCTTCGGAAAGCCCCAGCTTTTTGATGGCAAATTCTGTAAGCAGTGGTGCTTTCTGCTCAATGTCCGGGATTTCTTGCCTGACCAGGTTGTAAACATCGCTAATCTGCTTTTCTACCTGTGTGGTTTCCTTCAGCCGTTTAATTTCCCGTTCTATCAGGCTGGATTTTAGAGCCAAAAGCGAGGTCGCCCTGTCAAAATCGCCCTCTTCTTTGGCTTTGATGATTTCCTGGTCAAGATAGCTCGTGATTCCTTCAGGGTCTCTCTCATAGGCTTCATAGATGTCTTTCGGCTTGCTTTCAGCCCTCCTTGAAGCCAGTTGCTGGGTCTTTCTGGTGTAGTCAGCCTGAAACCTCTTGTAATAGGTCAGGGCAGCCTTGTAAACAGGTAGAAGCTCACTGGGCACTCGTTCAGGCTCTACAGATAATGGGTCGGACTCAAGCAGGGCCTCTAACTCTGCTTTGCTGTAAAAATCGGATTCTTCGGATTGAGATTGCTCATTTCCGAACTCCGTTGCCCCCTGCGTAGCACTCCCGTCTGGGTTGGTGTCATCAGGCGGCACAATTAAATTATCCAGCAGATTTTGATGAGCTTCCTGCTCGTCCATTTCATTTGATAATTTTTCTTGCACCATATTCACCTCTTTCTTTTAATTAGCTGTTTTTTTTGACTTCATTTTCTGCCTGGGCTATGTAATTTTCAACCCTGTGTTCTATCTTATCAAGCAACAGCAGGGTTAAATATACATACTCCCTCGTATCCTTGTCATTAAGGTTTGAACCCTTAAAAATATTAAATAAATCAGTTCGTATCTCGGCCAGAATCTCTTTGAGCAACGGGTTGTCCCGAAGTTGCATCGCATAGCTGCCATAAATCATCCTCTTGTTCAGCTCTGATACATAAACTTCATCTGGCATAGAAGCATTAACTTTAAGCCTTTTGGGCTTATTTCCTTCTGAAAGTCCAAATATCTTATCAATTAGTTTCATGGGTAATACCCCCTGCCTTCTGGTATGGTTCTCGGATTAACAGGTTGCTCTGGCTGTGCTGCCTGTGCTGGAGCTTCAGCACCAAGCTGTTGCTGCGTCATAGCAGCCTGAATTTGCTGCTGAAGATGGCTCATAGGCACTCCAGCCAGACTTAAGGTTTCCATCAGAAATTGGCCGAGTTGCGGGTTCTGCTGGATTAGTGGCATGGCCACCTGGAACAGCTGAAGCAGTCTCTGCGGGACTTGTGGGTCAGTGATGTAATCGCCGGTGTTCTTCATGCCCATAGCGTCCAGCATTTGCTTCATAAGGTTATAGACATTCTGGGCGTTAACTACAGGCACTCCAGCCCTGAAAAGCTGGCTGTAAATCCCAAGCAGCTGCTGGTCTTGAACGATGATGCTCTGCTTATCTGGAACTCCAAGACCGACATTAACGCTTATATCAAACTTACCGACAAGATTATCTGGGTTGATTTCTATCCATTCGTTAAGGTAACGGATTGCGGTCTTCTTTTTCAAAAATTTTATGTTCAGGTCAATGATGTCTGAAACCAGCGGTTTTATGCCTATCTCGGCGATAATCCTGGCCATAGACTGAACCCGCTGGCTTGCCAATTGTATCTGTTGCTGAAACCCTCTGGCGGTTCTGTGTTCTACGCTGGCCAAAACTCCCTGATAGCTTCTCGGAACTCCGCTGTGATAATCCCGCTCCTGCTGTATCATCTCCCAGAACTGGAAGATTTCAGGCGGAATGGGAGCTTTCTCCTCTGGCATTACCGCAATCCTGGGGTCGCCGTGAACCCTGATGGCTGCATTGGTTACATTAAGATTAAGATAATCAGAAAGGTTCACCCTATCAGCGTCTATAAAATACCTTCGGTAATTGGCCTGATACAGGTTATCTACAATCTGTCTCAAGAGGGCAGTTCGTAGTTTCTGGACTTCCTTTACGAGGTCATACATGCCCTTCCCAATGGCTCTGTGAGTCATCCTTATTGGAGAGATAATCTCAAACGGGGGTCGTCCATATTTGTTATCGTCCTCATAAAGAATGGTATTCTGGCAAATCGTGGCTATCCTGGGGTTTCCTTGCTCGTCTCTATAATAGCACTCATAAACAATGATTTCATCGGTTATCTTGTCATACCATTGAATAGGTCCAAGGTCAGAAATCCGCTGGGCTGTTACCTGCCCTGCTATATCACTGAAGGTCGTATATGGTCGTTCTGGCGAAATTTCGTCAACAATATTCCCATATATTTGCCTTGCCTTCCACTTCGGAAGCTTAATCTTGTGGTAAATAAAATGAGCATCATCTATGGAACGAGCATCTATCGGCAGACCAAAATCTTCAGGCGGAACAGCTTCAATCACAGGAAATTCATCTATAATCTTGAACCTTGCTTTACAATCATAAGCAAAAACGGGGGGTTTAACCACTTCCCCAGTATCGTCATCAGTAATACCGGCTTCAACCTGCTTTTCTACATAGCTCAATATTTCTACATTTTCCTGTAAAGAAAGGGCGTTAAATTCTTCTTCTGTTAGGTTCTCATACTCTTTATCTATGTATTTTACCTGCTGTTCCCAGCGGTATTTTATAACGCCGGTCTTAAAAATAAGGCTATCCTTAATCCAATCATGGATAACCAGAAACCAATTATTTCTCTGTTTAAGCTGGTAATTTACCAACAAATCCATCAGCCTGGCCGGCTCTGTGTCTTCAGCAGAAGCTGGCTCAACGCTTACTATCTTATCCTGTCCACAGAATATCTCCAGCATTGCTGGCAACGCCCACTCCACCACATCAGCCAGGTCATTGGTTACCGCCGAACTCCGTCCTTCTATGACCTCTACAATATCTTTTGAGCCGTTATAATAATTTATAGCTTCAACCCGCTCCTGGTTTATCTTTGAATAGCTCTGG